TTTAAAATTTGTTATAGTTTCCAACTTATCTTTAGCATCTGTAAGTTGTCCAACTAAATTATCCATCTCTTCTGTGTGTTGTGGATGTTCACCAATCCCAACAGGATTTGTGAAATAAACATAAAGTCTTGCTTCAGCGTCAGCAATTTCTGCTTCATATTTTTTAACTAATGCTTCTTTTAATTTTTCTGCAATCACTGGTTTCATTTTGTCTTTTTAATTTGTTTATAAAAAAAAGCATGGACACAATATGTTTAAAAGTATCCATGCTTAATTAAATTTAGAATGGCAAATCTTCTGCTGGTTCTTCGTCTGCTTGTGGGTCAACAGGAGTTGGTGTTTCTTGTTTTGCCCCTCCAAGTGAAATTTCAGCAGCTTCACCGTAAACATATTTTTTAAGTTCAGATGACCACATTGGTGTCTCACCAACTGCAACTGCTTCTAAATATTCTACGGGTTTCTTTGAGTATACATCATTCCATGTAAGTTCGTCTTGGAGCCATCCTTCCATGATTCCCTTATCTTCATGTAGTGGTTGTGGGTCATCATACATGATTGTTTGAATAACTGTATATTCTTTTCCTTGTGGTGTTTTTGCTTTTGTAAGTTCAATGATTAAATCACGACCTTTTTCAGCCTCAGTGACATCACCTTTAGCTTTCCAAATAGGAAGAATTTTATCTAACACACCTTCTTGTTTGTAGTTGTGTTTGAATCGCCAAAATTTAACACCGTCTTGTTCGTTGTCACGGTCAATTACTTTTACAATGTAAAATAAACGTGAACGGTATTGTGATGCCAATTCTTTGTCTTCTTTCTTACCTGTAGAAATCAGTTCATTATAAACTTCAGTCAAAGGTGAACGTTCGTTGTCATTTTTTTCAGGGTCATACAACTTAACCCATTGCCCGTTTACTTGAATTTCATGGTACCAAACTTCGACAAATGGTGATGAACCATCTTTTGTAGGTAAGATACGAATTCTTCGTGATGCGGATTTTTCATTCTTCTGAAGGATTGCTGAGAAATACTTCTTCAATCTGTCTTCTTGAGAAATGTTAGTTCTTGGTGTGTTGCTCGATGTTGAATTTTTTTCGTACTGAGCTAGTACTGAATCTAATACTGAATTTGCCATAAATAAATTTTTAATTATTACTCTTTTATCTACAACAAATATAGGTGAATATTTAAGTTTGTCAAATAAAAAAAGGGGACAAACGCCCCCTTTATATTGATTCTTTATCCTATTATTTTTTACATGTTTGGATTCTCGTCGTCATATATATTAAATGTTTTTTTTACCTCGTTTGGAGAAAAATTCTCAACCTCATCTGATGTTAATACGTATTCATTTTTTCCTGTTTTCTCCATCTCTTCTTCTTTATCTTGAAAGAAATCTGTCAGTTTTTGATTGTAAGGATAAGAATCTAAAGAACGTAACATTAGTTTCTCTTCAGGTGTTTTTTCTCTATACTTATCAAATTTAGTTTCTAAATCATTTATCTTAGTCATTATTTGGTCCATGTTCTCTAATTTTGATGCTAAGTCGTCTAACTTAGAAAACATATCATTCATAAATTCATCTTGTTTTGCTTGGATTTCTTGTTGTGAAGTTACAAGGTCAGTAATATCAATTTCTTCACTTTCACCTTCTTCATCGGTTTTTTCCTCAGCACCTACTTCTTCAACGTCTGGGTCATTTTCAACATCCACAGGTTCAGGTACTTCAGTTGGTGCAGGTGTTGCGCCAGCATCTGCCGGTGGTACGTCTCCTGCCGGTGGAACATCTCCTGCCGGTGCATCTGCCGGTGGTACGTCTCCTGCCGGTGCGTCGGCAGGTGGAACTTCATCTACCGGAGCTTCGGGTTGTTCATTAAGAATATATGAATTAATTTGATTAAAACGTTTTAATTCTTCTAATATTTGTTTTTCAATATTCATTTCTTAATTTTTAACCGTTTAATAATGTTTTTACACCGTGAGGTGTTTCAACTTTTAATGTTCTATTTGTTTTCATAGTGTTATCCACTCGTTCAATCAAACCATCTTTCATTCTGATTGTATAACAGTCACCTGTATCTAAATCACATACTTCTTGATATCCGTTACCAGCGTCTTTCTGTGTAATTCTAGTATCTTTTTTCAAGTAATCGTCTAATAATGCTTTCATACTCATAATTTTTTATAATATAAATATCTCTTTATTTTGTTTTTACTTAAATTGTTGCCATGCTTGAGTAAAACTTTCAACTAATGCGTTATAATCTGCGGTAATAAAGGACGCTTTAGTCTTATCTCTAATTTGTGTTTCATTTAATGGTGGTACAGGTGGAACCGCACTAGGATTCCCAAACGCAGAACTGGTGTACCAAGTTGTATATGCAAGTTGGAATAATGCCGCCCCGTAACTCTTATCTGAATTATTATTAGGATTTAATGTTACTAGTTTCGGTATAAGGTTTATTTTATTTGTCATATAAGAATCCATAAATTGTATTGATTCCGTTAAAGTATCAAATTTAACCAACCTAACATTATCATTTGATATTTGAACACAAGATTGTTTTTTTATTAAGGTGGCTAGATTTCCCCCGTATATGGTATTTGTGTTTATTTCAAATGGATTGTTATTAATACAATTTAACACTCCATTATTATTTGTAGTTGATGGTAAATTTTGAGCAATTCCCCATAACAAAGCTTTCATTATTTTATTTGTACTTACAGAATTGAATAGTGGGATAATCTCATCTTTTGTGAAAGGTGTTTGTATTAAAGGCTCAAATGGAATTGAGGCATAAACCGTTGGTACTCCACTTAAACAAACATTTTCTGCACCATTTAATGTTTGAAGTGTTGGGTTAGCGCTTAATAATTTTTCAGCAGCTATCACTTCCTGTGTTTTTGGAGTTTTAGTAACACCTAATAAATTTTTAAGTTCAGCTAATACAGTTTTATTAACTGATGACATTAAATTATCAATTTTAGGTAATGCATATTTTGGAATTCTTGTACCCTTAAACTCAGTATCGAATCCTGACGTTGATATATTATGGTTTACCTCTGTAATCCAATAAGGTCCGTAAAACATAGGTACGTGTCTTAAAATATAATACATAGTAGGTTGAATCATAGCATTACCCATACTACTTACAGTACACTGATATGACCTTGATTTATAGACACTATATAGTGATTGTGATTGTTGCGCTACTTTATCACCTGAAACCGAACTACCCATATCTGCAAAAACCTTAAATGACTCTGAAGTGTTTTTCATTTCAGACATATCCAAATTTAATCCTTTAAATATGTTTTGATTCCTTATTCCAAAATCTACTGCGAAACCAACTACACGATTACTTAATGAATAATTTCTATTTGGGTCAGAAACCCTTAATGGGTTATCAGGGACTCTTAAATCAAAACTATCATCACCAAATCTATTAAAAGTGTTTTCTTTTGGTTTTGGGTATTCTGATGGGTTACCAACATATAGACATAAAAACTTAGGATTAGATTGTGTGTAATCTACCTCTAAATAAGTTCCAAATAATGAATTACCTATTTCACTATCCTCTAATGTTTGACCTTCTTTTGATGCCTTTTGAATGCCATAAAAATTAATATAGGCTGGCATTGCCATAAAAATAAAATAATTATCTTCCAAAATTGAACTTATCAAGGACATTAAACTTTGGTCTTGTTTTGTATCCAATGCCATTCTCTGAACTACTTTATTCAAATCTACATTGTAAGTATTACCTAAGTCACTATTTGACCTATCCATAAATAAAAAGTCTTCAAATAACGTAACATTTTTCAAATCTGAACCTGAAATCCATTTATCATTAAAACCTTTTAATGTGTTATAAAGTGCTAACTTGGTTGTGTCACCATTCAGAGGTGTGGTTGGTAATCCATAATCAACCTCGATATTCTTTAGTATCTTATTTAACTTTGTAAAAGTCTGATTTACCATTTTATCCTGTAGTTCGTATCTATCGGTAAGGAAATCA